CCCATATGTCTGATATAATAATTGCATCTGTATCTACAACTGAGAACCAATAAATTCCATTTGCACTTGGATCAGTAATAATGTTTTCTACTTCACCTGTGAGGATATTTTTGTCTGCACTTCCAATTGTTTCTTTTCCACGCACCCAGAAGTAATAAACACTATCGTATTTGCTAGTGCTTGCATTCCATTCGTTACGTAATGTATAATAGTATTCGTTTTGATTTTTGATTGCGTCAAATTCAAAGTATGCTGTTCCTGATGCTATGACTCCATACATTTCTTTAGAGCTGTCAACTGCTTTAGCATAGTCGTCTGGTGCAACTGAACTCTTAGTCCATTCCCAAATTACAACTTCACTATCAATAAATTGTTTGCCCCAATTAGTTGTTTTATCTTTTAAATCACCTTGGTCATAATCGTAATATCTAACTCTACTTGTATCCCACCAACGTTTACCAACTTCTGCATCGCTCCATGCACTATCGTCATCTTCTTCATATTCTTCTTCAGTTGATGTGTTATATATTGCTACGTCATGCACACTTGTTATATCTATTTCAACATCAGCTATGCCTGGAATGATTCCACGCATTGGGTCAAATAATTCTAAATCAAGTATAGGTGTGTTAGTTTCATAATCATAAACTGTAATATTATCTAGGTCTGTATTTGTAACTCTAGTTGACTGACTTCTAGATAATTTTTGAGAATTAGATACTTCAGCCGGTGTTGCTTGTGCTAACTGTCCTGCAAGGTAACTTGCACCATCTGTTGCGTAAGTTGTTTCAAATACATTTATTGATCTTGTTCTATTACCAATTAAGTTATCAAAGTCTGTGAATATATTAGTAGTAGGTGGCACATTCCATAATGTGCTTTGTAATGCTGTATCTCTATTTTCTATAGATTGGAATCTTGTTGAACGTAATATCATTACTGAACTTGATGATCCACACTTGTCAATATATTGATCAATGTAGAATGTTGTAGAGTTTTTAAGTTTTGTAACTTTGTGTATACCATCAATGCTAGGTGTAGTTGTTGTATTCATTAGCATTACATAATCACCTACTTGTAATCCATGATCAATATTTACTGTTACTTCTGCATCGTTACCATCAGCAGTCATTGTTCCTGCACATATACCACAAGGCTCAGCTTGTTGAGTTGGATCATTTACTAGGTCTGCTGTATACAATCCTTTGTTCTGCACTTGGAAAACGTTCCACCCAAAATGTTTTACTGGAACACCAGCAGTGGATTCAATTTCATAATCAGAATCATTTGCAACCCATACGTTAAACAAAGCTGGATCAGTATGACTTACGTTGGTCCATTCGTTAGCAACAAAAGGATTTTCCTGTGCGTCATCAACTACCTGGTTTATAATCCCATATGAAGTTATACCTGCTTTATCTAAAACATGATCGCCTTCGTCTGGTAATACAAGTGTTGGATTAGTTGATGTAATTTGTAATTTATTACCTGAGTTTATTACAGTTACACCCGTAATATTATTTGCAGTAAGTGTGTCTGTAATTATTTGCACTGCTTCAGACAATGGTGTTTTTGCTTGAACTTCGCTAATACCTGCTTGGTATACTTCAAGCAATCCTAATACTGTTCTTTGAGATCCATCAACAAACATATTAGTTCGTGAACCACTGCTTATTAATCTTAGCTTGTTAGAATCATTTGATGCAGTAATATGTGATAAGCCAATAGTTGAATTTATTGCACTTACTACTGCGTCTAAGTCCATATCTCGTTCTACTTCATCTACTCTAGCTTCAGGTAAATCTTGTTCGCCTGCGTTCTTAAATCCTAAGTATTGGTTTGATGTAGATGCAGGAATAGTTAAGAAACTAGTTTGACTTGTTGCCCAATATCTAATACGAATTCTATTATCAGCAGTAGTGTCTGCCAGTATTGCCTCATCAGCTCCTTCTGTTGTGCTAATACCTTGTGCTGCTATTGTATCGTTTATCTTGGTTAAAATTTCTGTTGTAGTCATTGAGTCTGGCACGTGTGACATCGTAATTTGAATTGCTTCACCGCCTGCAAACGTAGGATTATTAAATGTAATACTTTGTCCACTTACTGTAAAGTCTGTGTTTGCTGTGCCATCAACTGTAACACTACTAACACTATATGTTGAACTAGTTAGTGCTTGACTAATTGTATATGTTTGCTGTGCTGCTACGCCTGTAATATTTTCTACTTCATTATCTGGTGTAGTGTCAAAGTCAACTGTGATACCATTTATTGTAATGCTTTTATTAGTAACAAAACCATTATTACCATCTAGTGCTGCATTGATTGTTGTGCCAATTAATATTGCTGGCGCTGTTATAACTGTAACTTCTCCAACATTAGTTAGACTTACATCTACATTATCAATTAGTAATGTTGTAGCTGATGTTGGTGCTAACACTACTGGATTTGTAACTGATCCTAAAATATTAATACTGTTAGTGCTTGATGATGTAGTAGCAAACGGTGGAGTAGTAACTCCATCAATTGTAAATGTTGTGCCAAAATCAAACTCAGGGAAACTGTCGTTACCAATTATTTCAATGTTGTCTGTTTTTACTGATACTGTTGTGCTATCAACTGCACACTGGAATAATGCTCCTTGGTGTCTTACTAAGTCATTTAATTTGTAACTTCTGTTGTCTGACCAACTTTCTATTGTAGCATAATCTGATGCTTCGTTATATACATTGCCAATTTCATTTAATAAGTTTACTTTATATTTTGCTTCAGCATCAAGTAGAGCACCTGCTGTTAGGTTGCTTATATCAACTTCTACAATTGGTTGTGTAGTATATGCTGGTGCAGTTTTAAATGGATTAACAAATCTTTTATCACCTGGAGCGTAAACTAATATGTCATTGTATCCTTCTCCAACTTGTGGTGAGAATTTAATAGCTTGTGGTGATGTTTCAAAGCTATTATTTTCTAATGTAAATTCAACTGCATCTAGTCTATCTTTATTACCAAAGTAACTTCTAGACAACATGTATTGCTCGTGAACTTTAATATCAAGTTTATCATTAATATACTTACGTTCAATTTTATCTAAGCTAGTAGCAGTGCCTCGTTGTTTTATTAATCCTTGATAGTAATTACGTTTAGTGATAGAATCAAATTCTGAACCACTAATAGTAAGTTCGTTATTAGAATTACCAATTGTAATATCTTCTAGTTTTGTAATTGAAGGATTAAAGTCAATCCCGTCTGTCTTATAGTAATCATCAATTGCTTGCACACTACTATCAAAGTTTTCAACAATCTTATTGTCAAATACTAAGTAACCAGGTGCACGTTTATTACCGTCCCAACCATCTGTTATAAGTCCTCTAAATGCTATCTTCTCTTGTATAATATTTTTTACATCATCATGCACAATAACTCCAAATGTTGTTTTATCATTTAGTAGTGCAATATGTTCATATTCAATTACAACAAACCCAGCTGAGCCAATTACTGTGCTATCTTTTGTTTCTAAAGATAACTCATTGTCTACTCTAGCAACTAATAAGTTGTCTGTTTGAATTGTATTGCCTGTTGCATCAGTTATTGTATTTTCTTTATACACACCTGTGTCTAATTCTATTACGTTGCCGTGTAATGGTTTAAACTTTAGATTGCTTCCTAAGTCAAATGTTTTATTAGTCTGTGGATTACCCAATGCCCATTTAACAAAATCAATAGCAACACTATCTCCACTGTATGGGAATACAAAGCCAACTGATTCTAAGTAAGCATAGTAACCTCTAATAAAGGAATAAACATCTTGTATTTTATTAAGAGTTGTGTTATATTCTATAATGCTATGTGTGGGAGCAAACTTTTTATATTTTTTTACTTCTGTTGCTAATACTGATACATTTTCATATGATGTTGAGTTTGTATTGTCTGGAGCAAAGAAATTAAATTCTTGCTTGCCATAACCTGCTCCTGTAATTTTCCAACCTGGATATAATGCTTCTACAGTAATTGAACTTGCAATTGCAATATTAATTGGAGTGCTCTTATACATTTCCAACGCAAAGTCATTTTCGCTTAATGTATGCTTTGTGTCATCATGTGTTTGTGTTCTAAAATCTAGTAGATGTTTGCTTGTAAATCCACGCAACTGTGTTGCTAACTTAGTATCTAGTTTAGTATACAAGTTATTTAAATTGTAATCAATGTTGTTACGTAATGTATAATTGTATATAGATTGTGAAATACCGCTACCTACATATTCTACTTCATCTGTTTTAAATGTAACTGTGGAAGTTGCAAGTTGTGTTGCGTTAAAGTTTGTATAAACTGCTGGCAGTGATGTTAAGTTTCTACCTCTGTTTGATAAACTTCCGCCTACTACATTACGATTAGATATTCCTGTTCTGTTGTCAAATGCCAATGTAACGTCTGCATCAATTGAACCATCTTCGCCTACTAACTTAATAAACGTGTCTACTCCAAATTGATCAATTGCTGTAATTTCAACATCTGTTACTACTCTGCCATATACTTTTCCAGGTGTTGCAATAGAAGATGATGTGAATATATTCAAGCTGTCCTTGTCTAAGTAATCTATTTGCTTTTTAGTAACATTTGAACTAGGTGAATAAAATACACCAGTTGCAGTTGTTGGGTTTAATTTAATAATTGCATCGATTAATGCAGCCTTACCGCTTGCACTTGCTCTCCATTCTGCTTCTAGTCCTGCATAGTCGCCAAATTCAAAACGCTTTGCTCTATCAATCTCTTGTGGAACACCTAACACATCTTCACGTGATTCTAATGTGCCGTCTGGTTTAACTGGACATTTGCCAGTTGGTGCATCTCTCCAGTCCCACATATTGTTTGCCCATTGCATATCTTGTATGCCAGTTGCTACTTGTCCATCTTGCAGTGCTTTAATTAATGCATCACGCTTTGCATCATCACCACCGTTAGCTGTATCTGTCCAGCTATATTTGTCATACCACCATGTTGGTTTAAACGCATAGCCTAGCATATGCCAAGGTGTTAAATGAGGTGTGCTTGTTCCAAATAAAACTTCGTATGCACCCTTCCAGTGACCAGGAACCTTGTTAGTTCCAAATCTACCACCTGGTGCAGTAGAACTAAAGTTCCATGTGTCAATGTCAGTTAGTTCATAATCAATTTTAATATCACTGCGTTTGTTCTTTACTTTCCATTGTGTAAATGACTTATACATCATATCATTAATTGTTTCTAATGTATACCATGTTTGTCTTGTTGTGTTTGGAATAAACTTAGAAGCAAATCCATATTGTAAACTTTTAACACATTCAGTATCTGCATTGATACGATCAGTGATAGTTAACCCTGTATGTGCTCTTCTTTCTAATTCTAATTGACATGCATTTACTACATCAAAGTCTGGACTATTCATATCTAATAAGTCTGCTACAGACTTTAGATTCCATTGAGTTCCATCATGTCCAAATAGTATATTATTTGTTGTATCCCATTCTGGGGTCATACCAGGTGCTAGTTTAAGTTTTGTTAAACTTGGTGGGACATATGAAGCGTTATCCATTCTATGATGATGGACTATAATTTTTGGATGTCCACCAGCAGGTGTAGGTAATGGAGAATAAACAAACTCAAGTAAATTTCCAGCTTGTCTATATTCAATATCTTTAGTTGCTAAACGAGTAACTACTCTATTAGCACCAGCATTCCATTCTGAAATATATACATAAACATGATCTTGTATATTATCATCACTGTGAATATTATCTTTTAAAGTTATTCTAGGTAGTCCAGGATAGCCTTTGAAAATAAATTCTTCTAGTCTATTTGTATTTGTATACGCCATGTTAGATGTTTTAAATAATTCGCCGCCCTGTCTAGTAACTGTAATTGCTTTAATTGTATCATCAACTAACTTACTAATACTTGTGTATGTTTTACTTTCGTATAGTCTTGCTACTTGACTTCTAAATCTATTTCTAAAATTATCCCAATCTTCGCCTGCTGATCTTAATGCGTCAGTAATGTTTACATTTTCATTTGCATACAAGGCATCATGCACAAGACTTAAATCTTTGTATATAAATATCTTACCACCAAAGTAATGTGTTTTGTTTATTGCGTCATAATTATTAACACCAAATACGTCTCCAGTAAATCCAGGAGTAGAAGATATTATGCTTTGCCAATGATTTATTGTTTCACCCATTGTAAAAGTTTTTAGCACTTCGTTGTTTGGATTATGTTTTAATGTATTAGGAACTGATGAATTAGTAGTTCTATTTTTGTTATTGCTGTTTGCATATTTCAAGTCAACAATATCGCCTACCTTTAGTTTTTCTTTTGGTATAACAATCGTATTCGTATTAATTGTATAGTTGTCAGAACTTAAATATCTACCATTGACTTCTACAGTATGATAGATACTATCATACTTCTCAACTGGTATAAGTGTATAGTTGCCTTTATAAATTACATCAGTGTTTGTTATAATAATTTTGTTATTATATCCATCAAGCGATAAACTAATATCGTTTCCATTACGTGATATAATTACACCTGCTTGTGGAGTTATTTCAAGATCAATGCCATCTACAGTTTTAAATTTAATATTACCAGATTTAAATAAACCATTGAATACTGTTGTTTTGTTTTTATCTACATAAATGTTATTGTGGTCAACATTTGTTTTATCTAAATACACACCGTTGTATAATTCAGTCACTACACATTTATTATTGTGTGCATGTAACATAACATATCTATCTGCTTCCCATGAACTGCTTCCAACATTAATTGTAAAGTCTGATGTTACACTTTCTACATTGTGTGTTACTAATGTTTCTGCTCCAGCAATTTCTTCGCTTTGTTTATATAAGTCAGATAATTTATCTTCTACCTTAAATAGTTTTTGTCCTAGTATCTGTCTATGATAATTTGAATCTTTGTTAAATTGTGATGTAATACTTTGAAACTGTTTTTCAGTAAACAAATAGTTTTCAAATTCATATTCGCCAATACCATTAATATCTTTATAAGAAAGTGGAATACCTAGTTCTGTATCAACTATACTTGTTCCTATTTTATAGTTAAAGATTCTACTACCTTGAAACTTAGCACCTTGTAATTGCTCTATTGCTAAACCATCTATTGTGTAAAGTTTGAACAATGGCATTTGATTAATTGTTGTGCGTTGCTGTCCAAGGTTCCATTTTGTTCCATCAAAGAATACATCGCTGTTTGACCAAATCTTATCTTCAGTGTCTGGTAATGCTTCTCTAACATAAGCACAATGATTTTCTACTAAGCCAATATCTTCTGTTAACAATCCGTTTACACCTACGTGCCAAATTTTATCTTGCAATACTCCTTCAGTAAATATAATTCTACTTCCACTATATCCATTGTGTGGAGCCTGAACTTCTGTATTGTCTAAATCTAAATAATACGAGCCAGCAGTTTCTGTTACTGCGTAATTGCCCACTGGCTTTATTGCAAAATCAATAACACCTGTCCATTGATCGTCAACTAACCCAGCATCATAGTTTGCCCATGCCCAAAGGTTTAGTTTACCATTAAATTCAATAATAGGTCTTTTTGCGATAAACTTTGTATCAATTAATGCTTCAATATTAATGCCACCATATATAAGTGTATTAATCTTTTTAAGAACATCAATGTCTGTCCATTTGTTGTTTCTGCTCCATGCAGTTCTAAATGGACTATCTGTTTCCATAACTTGATAATCTTTATCAGTGAAAACTACTGTTGACTTATCATAGTTTACTGATTCAAATCCTACCAGTCTGTCTTTGTATTTTGCTAATACTGTTTCACTTGTGCCAGGAACAATAAATTGTTGAAACGATCCTAGTGGCACTGGTTTTGCATCAATAAGCAATGTAAATCCTATATCACCGGTTACGTTATCTATTGTTGTATACCATACTCTGTGATAGTCAAGATCGTCAGATAAAGTCCATCTATCTGAGAATGATATTAGTTCACCTTCTATAAATTGTTCTTTGTTTGATTCTTCTGATGGGAAAATAAATCCATCAAATATTGGTAATCTGTTAGCATCTGTATTATAAAATGCTTGCATATCAGTAGGTGTTGTTTTATTATGAGTGGTCCATAATACACTTTGTTCATTAGGATCAATGTCTATTATTTTACTTTTATCCCATAAGCCACCTACTGTCACTGTTGTTTTTGTTGTGTCTGGATAACGTGTGCTGTTATCAACCCAACTGTAAACTTCTACTAATTTTAAACCTCTACCTGTTCCAGTTACCAAGTATGTTCTTTTATGTGCATCTGTGTGCCAGCCATCACCAATAAACTTAATTAACATCTGGTCTGCTAGATCAAATGTATTATTGTTGTCTATGATTGTATATGCTAATTGATTAGCAGACATCTCTATTGGATTAACTACAGTTGTAAATCCTGCATTGTTATTGTTGTTTGTATAAATTACATCAGTTGTTCCGCTAGGTTGCCATGTTTTAACATTGTCATCCCATTGATAAGTTGTTGTGTTTACTCCATCATTGAGTGCAAAGTAATCACCATGCGATGGGTTTGCAGGATATGTTGAACCCGATGTTACTGATCCAACAGTTGCAGTATCAAGTGTTCTAATACTTTCGTATGTAGGCATTTGATCTACCCATGCATAATTTTGATAGTCTATAAACTTATGTATATTAATAGGTGGTCTATAACTGTATGACTTTGTTGCGTATGCTGTATTGTAATTGTATTCGCTAAAGTTTGTGTTGATTGCATTTGCAATATCATCTATTGTAATTGCATCTACTAATTTTTTATTATCATCAGTAACTACAATTGCTGGATCTAAATTACTATTGTCTAAGTAAACATCGTCTTTATATCTATTCTTGCCTGATTTATCTCCTATGTAACCTTCTACATTCTTTAGGTTACCTTTTGAGATCATTTGGTCTAGTGTGCTGTCAAGCCACTTTTTATTTACATCAGTGTTGAAAACTGATGGTAATAAGTTTGACGATTTTATACTTGGAGTATTATAACTTCCTGATTTTTTCTTAGACATTAAATCTTATCCTAATTTATTTTTGTAACAACGTTACTAACAATATCAATATCGTCGATACTTACGTCTGGTAAAAACATTTCATCTACGTTTGGTGTAATTTCAAATAGCTCACCGAACACACTTGATGCACCGTGTGGTATGATAGTAAAACTACTTATCGACATAGATAACTGCTTATGAACATATGCTGCTAATTCTGTAAAGTAAAATGTTTCACCAAACTCCCAATTGCTTACATCAAAAAATTCGTTAATTGCTTTAACAACGTTTGCTCTAATTTCGCTGTCAACTACATTACTTCCTTTTACTTTTACTACATTAAATGTTGCACGTAAAGATGAGTGAGCTGTTGGACCAAATAAAGTTTTATACTTTACTGGTTTATATAATATAGTATCACTGATTACTTTTTGTTTTTCTATTCCTGTAAAGCTATTAGACAATGCATTGCTTGATGGTGGAATTGGTTCTTCACCTTCATTTGTCATTAGCCAATTTCTATAGTTTGTGTCGTATGTTCTATCTAACACATACACATCAATTATATTTGTATAGCTTGGGTCTACAATTTCTCTATCTGCTGCAACATGGCGCCATTCAAATCTTAACTCATCACTGCCTGGCAGTTCAGTGCCATCAATAGTAACAGTATCATTGCCAACAATATCTGTAAACACTAATGGGTTGTCAGGTCTAGTATCAGAGTTATCATCTACTAATGATAAGAACACATGCGAAGAATCAATAACTCCATTTGAATCTTGATCAATACCGCTTATGTGCATTTTACCGCTTGTTGCTATTGCGCCGTTTACTACGCTAGTAAACTCAACTGTGTCTTTTGCTTTTTTCTTTGTAAGTGAATCTAGTCCAGTATTCATACTAACATTTGTAAATGCAACACTATTGCTTTCTAAAACGTATTGTGTTGTTCTTGTGTATATGTTATACCTTCCACCAGTAAAGTTAAAGTAAATAAGCCAATCAGTTTTATCATACTCTGTTGGAGCTGTAGCTGTATGCGATCCAGGATCGCTATCTAATTCCCAACTTTGATTTTCATAATCAAATGTAAGAGCAAATGTTCTTTTTGCTTCTAAGTATGTTGTAATAATATTTGATTCTTTTGTTTTAAACAAACGTGGTAATGCTGGTATAATAATATCAACAATCCAACCATCTGTAATATTCGTATCTAGTGTAATTGCTCCAAGTCCATTTGATCTTAATCCACTTGCTTGTCCAAGTTGTGATCCAGTTTTGTCTATGCCAAGTCCAAATGCAAAAATGTTTAATACTTTTGCCCATTTATAACTTCCATCTGTAGGATGAATAAACTTAACCATTGCACCTACTCTAAACTGATTCAAATAGTTTGATGCAGTTTTACCTGCTCGTTGCACAACTGAATCTTTTAGAAAATATCCAGTGTTGGCATTATATAAATTAGTGCCCGGAGCGTTCCAACTAAATGTATCAGAACCTAACTTGTTTGTTTTTAAAGTGTTAAAGGCGCCTGTAAATTTTGTATAATACAAGTTGATTAAATCAAAATCTGATAGCTGTGGTTTCACATACTTTTCAAATATATAATCTTTGTTTTGTCCAACAATTGTGGTTTTGCTTTTAACTACATTGGTTTCATATAAACGACCATCAGTGCCACTTAGTAATAAATTACTGTATTCACCAGTTGGATCTGTAAAGTCAACATACCTACTGTGTCCACTAAATGTTCTGTTAAGGCTTTTAACTTTCACTACACTTGATGTTTGGTATCCAAGTATTGTATTATAGTCATCTGCTGTAACTAATCTGTTTTGGCTTGCATATGCCAGTGGTGCATTTTGTTTAATGCTATCCAACGACTCGGCACTACTTGCACTAGTGATGCTTGTTTTTAGTTGTAACGTAAATGTTGCTGTATAAGTATTACCATCTATTCCTTTGTATTCAACTGTAATCTTTTTGTTTGATAAGTCATCTGGTCTTACAACATATGATTCGTTTTTACTTACACGATACCATACACGAATAATTCCTTTAGGTGCATTACCAAAAGTTTGATCTGCAAAGTTAACTGACACTTGATTATTTTTACGTGTCTTTACTGAATAGATATCTCTGTTAGATGCCATAACTCCATTGTATGATGTATTTGCATATGCATTTACATTCTTTACGTTAGTCCAGTCTTTAACTACACTACCATTTTTGTTAATTGTTTGCACCCACACATCAGTGTTATTGATGTTGTTTACATTGATATCAATAGTTTGATTATCAATTGCTTCTGAAATCTGAATATCTTGGAATGCTAGTGTTCCTTCTTTTATTCCAAAGAAGAAGCCTGTGTCTTTGTTTGATAATCCTAATCCACTATTCTTATAATACAAACCAAATGCATTTGTAGGACTAGGTGATTTTTCATAAACTACATTATCTTCTAAATCTACATTCACAATATTAAATGTAGATGAGCTGCCGTTTGCAATACCTGAAACGTCATACTTGATTTGGTTTGGTGTATTGTTTAGTTCGTAAAATTGTTGTGATATACTGTTTACTGATGTTTGTTTCTTTGGACTGCCATACTGATTACCAAATTGTAATACACTATTCATTACTGCAATAAAATCATCTAAATTATTTACATTGCTTGTTGATTCAAATCTAATGTCTTGTCCACCCAAACTTGTTCCTGCACTACCAATTACAGCCTCGTTTGTTTTTACGCTAACTACTTTCATCTCACCAAACGCTGGCACGTTGCGTCTTGGAGTATAGCCAATAAATTCTGCTAACTTATATACACTATCTTGTCTTTCAGCTGTGCTTAAGAAGTTGTTACGTGAGTTTAAGTCAACTCTAAATGCTAAGTTGTGTCCCATTTGTGCTACTACGTCAAGTAGTGCAACAAACTCTGAACTTTCAATCCAGTCGTTGTAGTTCTCTGGATATGTGCTTCTTACATACTCGACCATTGCCGTTCTGATAGTATCGTAATCAAATGCTTGTAAATTAGCATTGACATACGATTCGTATACTGCGACATAATCTTCAGCTGCAAAAAGTTTTGATTGTCTAATATTCTGTGCCATAATTAAAACTCTGCCTGTTCTGTGAAATCACTGTCAAATTTAATCTGCAAGTCTGTTGCAGTTGTAGTTGGTAGATATATTAATTTGACTGTTACTGTAACTGAATGAGTATCTTGATCAACAACAATATCTTGTGCATCTAATTTAAAACGTGGGTCATATGATACAATTTCATATACCTCATCATTAATTGCTTCTGTTGTGTCTGCATCCAGTGGTTGGAAAACATAGTTGAATAAATTGCTACCAAATGTTGGATCAGTCCATTTCTCGCCTTTGCGAATATGAAAGTGATTCAATAGATCTTGTTTTGCAAGCTCAAGACCGTCCAGTCTTAAACTTCCATTCTTTTGATTTACGGTTGTGTAGCC